AACTTTGTCACAAATGCTATCCCAAACACTGTAATTACAGAAGAAACATCAGTGTATGATGGGTATTACAATAAAAGCAAATATAATGAAAATCAAATTCGAAGACTGAATCAATATACTCCGGGTGGATATAAAGATTGGTATATTCCGAGGCGAGATGAGCTTGGTTTTATTGCAAAAAATCTTCCATATAATTTTGATCCCGATTTTCGTTTCTCTCCCATGATCGAAACAGAATATCTTACTTCGACATATGTTCAACAAAATGTAGGGAATGACACAAAAAAAATCTCTCTTTTGCTTGCGCAGTCATTTGACCTACCTACATATGGTGATACACTATTGGTGTCTGATACCAAAGCAATGGCTATCAGACTTGTGCGAAAAGTTCCAGTAAACATAATTTGAGGATAAATCATGTCAGAAAATAAAGGTTGTGGTTGTGGTAAAAAAGCTGAGCCAGCTCCTCCTCCGGCGGAGCAAAGTCAATCTGCTCAAGGAGAGCAGACAGCCTTCCGAAGCGGAGAGGCTGTGGAGAGTGGTGTAAAAAAAAACTAACTATGATCCAAAGCTTCGCGAGCGCAATGGCATCGCGAGGTCTGACGGACAACAAGGTCAACAAAGCCGAAAAGCAACTCCGGGTCTTGGGATGTTTCGGCAACAGACACTCAGGCGGCATCCTCCCTCCTTGTGAGCACCTGAAAAAAAGCGAAGCACAAGAAGGCCAATATTATTGTGGGGCTTGTGGTTGTGGCGACAAGAAAATGACTTGGTTGCTTGCAACCGGAGACGAATACTCCAAACTGGATTATCCAAAACTCCATTGCCCGCTTGCAATGCCCGGATTCAGCAATTATAAGGAATCCGAAGAACATGAATCGGTCTCCCCGATAACTCGAAAGTATTACATAGAAAACATGAATCTTGAGGATGTTTCTCGGGTTGAAGTGACCCTTCCGGAAATGCCGGTAGCGGTCGCAGAGCTTCCAAAAACCGAGGAAATTCAAGAACAACCACCGCCTACATAATTCCGGTGCAATATGCCGGATAATAGATTAAAATCAAGAGAAGACATAATCGAATACGCATTCAGAGCTCTGGGAAAACCAGTCATTGACATAAACGTTGACTGGCAACAGGCTTCTGATCGACTTGATGACGCTTTGCAGTTATTTGCAGAGCGTCATTTTGATGGTGTGATATTGGGTTATCTTTCGTATAAAGTTACGGAAGAGGATCAAGCAAGAAGATATATTTTATCCGATAATATAGGTGCATTTAGTGGTGTGACTGGAGAAAGACCAAATGGAACTGATATAGTCTCTATCGTGAGACTGTTCCAATATGACCCGATCAGTTCTTCGAATAATATGTTCAACATCAAGTATCAGTGGGCTCTATCTGATTACTTTCAGATCAATAGAGGATTGTACGGGACTCAAGATCTTCCTATTGCAAATTATGATAATGCGATGAGATACATCACCTTGATGAATCAATACTTTTCACCAGAAAAGACTTTTTCATTTACCAAATCATCAAACAGAATTACAATCAATACTGATTGGTCAACAGATTTAAAACCGGGCCAGTCAATAATGTTTGAAGCATATCTGGCTCTTGATCCCGAGAAGTTTAATGAAATCTATAATGATCGTATTCTCAAAAAATACTTTGTACAATTAATCAAAAGACAGTGGGGCATTAATTTATCAAAATATGAAAATATACCTTTGCCCGGCGGAGGAACCCTTCGAGGAGCGGCAATGGTACAGGAAGCTCAGACTGAAATCGACAAGATTGAAACGGAAATTTATACCGCATTCGAAGGTCCACCGACCTTCCAGATGGGATGATAAATGGCGACAAATCCATTTTTCAATCAAAAATCCCCGGCAGAGCAAGCTTTGCTAGACAGCATGATTGTCGAACAAATAAAAATGTTCGGTCAAGACATGGTGTATGTTCCGAGAGAAATGATCAAGGAAGATAGACTGTTCGGTGAGGGAAAATGGTACAAATTCAATGATCCATATACGATAGAGATGTATATCGAATCAGTGAACGGTTTTGAAGGTGCAGGAGATCTTGTATCAAAGTTCGGGTTGCAGGTCAAAGACAGAATCACCTTGATAATGTCCCAGAAAAGATTTACCGAGCAAATTACAAATTATAGAGAAGACATAAAAAGACCGAGAGAAGGAGATTTAATCTTCATGCCACTCTCTCGATCATTATTTGAAATCAATTTTATTGAACACGAAGTTCCATTCTATATTCACGGAAGAAATTACACATATAAAATAACATGCGAACTCTTCAACTATGATCATTCCAAGATGGAAACCGGTGTAACTGAAATAGATGCTCTCGAAGAAGAAAGACACTGGATTCCTAAATTACTTTTTGTTAAGAGAATTCCAAGTGTCGCCATATATGGATTTTATGAGGGAGAGACAGTTCGTCAATATTTGGAAAATCCAAGCTCAATTGGAAACACGACAGGCTCTATTCTTTCTACTGGAACTTTGATTCAATACAATGGTGTTTCTGGTATAGACAGAATTTCTTCGGCATATATCACTACTTTAGATTCGTTTGCAATGTCCGGAGCTACCACCATTCTGCATGGAGAAATTTCCGGAGCCAAGCAATACATTCACGGAATCACGGCATCAAACACCCTCATTCCCAAGAACTCATTGACAGGTGAAAACTTTGGAGATAATGACATAACTTCTCTCGAAGTCAGACAAAATAATGTTATAAATTATTGTGAGACAGATCCGTTCTCGGAAGGAACACCGTAATGTTTACTGAATATTATAATGAATCTATAAGAAAATTGGTTGTTGTGTTCGGTAATTTGTTCAATGAAGTCTATATCAAAAAAACAAATTCTGATAACACAACTACAAGAATCAGAATTCCGTTAACATATACTCCGAAAGAAAAATTCTATCGAAGAATCAGAGAACCGGGAACTATTACGGATAACACAAGAGTTCAAATCGATCTTCCTCGCATGTGTTTTTCGATGAAAAGCATAGCATATGACACTTCAAGGAAGCTCAATAAGCTCAGTGCCAGAACAGTACAAGACCCAAACACAAGTCAAACTTATACGGTAAGTAAGTTGGTTCCTTATAATTTTAGTTTTGAACTCACTTCCTTTTGTCGAAGCATAGACGAACATCTTCAAGTGACAGAGCAAATTTTACCTAATTTTGCTCCAGAAATTATTCAAACAATAAATTTCAACAAAGTATATGAATCGGTAAATGTTCCATTCACTTTGGATTCTGTGAACTTATATGAGGATTCTGAGGGATCTTTTGAAGAACGAAGAATACTGATGACTACTTATAATTTTACAGCAAAATCTTACATCTTTGGTGCTATCGAATCTCCCGATGTTATCACCACTGCTATATTCAATTATGATAATGTTGATTTTTTACAAGACTGAGGTAAACAATGAGTTTAGAAGAAATAGGAAATGCCTTGGGTATTCCATTTGTCCCGAATGAAAAAAAAGAAGATGATAAAAATATAGTGAAAGTCAGTGCTCCCAAAGATGACAAGACAGAAAGCGATTTTCAAGAGGTCCGCAAGAACCTGAGAAACCTCATTGCAACGGGCGAGGAGGCTATTGAAGGCATTCTGAAAGTCGCCCAAGAGGGAGACTCCCCCCGTGCCTATGAAGTCGCTGCAACGCTCATAAAGACTGTCTCAGAGATCAATAAGGACATCATTGATATTCATCAAAAAATGAAAACAATGGAACAGAGCAAAGTGGTCCAACACAATACCACGAACAATTCAATATTCGTGGGTTCTACTTCGGATTTGCAAGATTTGATCAACAGTGCAAGAAGTCGAAAGAAAGCTTTAACTGAAATAAAGATAGAAGAAAATAATGGCGAATAAGAGATCACTGGAAGGCTATCGTGATAATGTGAACCTCAAACCATATGGGGTTACTGTAAATTTTACTCCAGATCAAGTCAAGGAGTATATGAAATGTGCCGCTGATCCGATTTATTTTGCAACTACTTACATGAAAGCTGTATCCTTGGATGAAGGATTGATTCCATATCATCCTTATCCCTACCAGAAAAAAATGATAGAAACCTGTAGGGACCATCGTTTCGTGATCTGCAAACTTCCCCGTCAGAGCGGCAAGACTCTGACAATGTGTGCTTATCTCCTTTGGAATGTGTTATTCAATCAGGACATCAATGTCGCTGTCTTGGCCAACAAAAAAACTATTGCATATGAGATTCTGGAAAGAATAAAGAATGCGTATCAATACATTCCCAAATGGCTTCAGCAGGGCGTGAAGGAATGGAACAAGGGGTCTATCGTGCTGGAGAACGGATCTCGCGTCATAGCCTCTGCAACCAGTTCCTCAGCCGTCCGTGGACTGTCTCTGAACATCATATATCTGGACGAATTTGCACACATTCCAAATAATATTGCTGAAGACTTTTTCTCAAGTGTCTATCCAACAATTTCGGCAGGTAAAGACACCAAGGTTATCATAACCAGCACTCCAAGAGGATTGAATAAATTTTATCAACTCTGGAAAGGTGCCACCAAGAAACCCGGGGAAGAGGGAAAAAATGAATTTGCCCCTATTGAAGTTTCGTGGAGAGATGTTCCAAAATATCCCGGAGGTCCTCTCCGCGATGAAAAGTGGATGGTAGAGACGATCGCAAATACCAGCGTTGAGCAATTCAACCAAGAATACAATACCGAATTTTTGGGATCAACCAACACCTTGATTGCTTCTTGGAAACTCAGTTCTATGAACTGGAACAAACCAATCAAGACCCACAAGGATGGTCTTGCGGTCTATCATGAACCAAAACCCGGTCACATTTATGTTGTAACTGTGGATGTTGCCAGAGGGATTGGGAAGGACTACAGTGCTTTCACGGTTATCGATGCCAGTGTATCACCGTATAAATTGGTTGCAAAGTACAGAAATAATCTTATTCCTCCTCTAGTTTTTCCAAATATCATAGAATCTGTTGCAAGATTGTATAACAATGCATGGGTACTGGTGGAAGTAAACGACATCGGAGGTCAGGTCGTAGATATTTTACATAGTGAATTAGAATATGAAAATATCGTATCCACGGTAGCAAAAGGACGAAAAGGGCAAGTCGTTTCTGGTGGCTTTGGTAGAGGAAACAAACTTCAAGGAGTCAGAACGACTATAGCCCTGAAAAAGACCGGCTGTTCCATCTTAAAAAACTTGGTTGAACAAGACCGACTTATTATCGAAGATCAAGACATTGTTGACGAATTAATGACCTTTGTTTCATTTGGTGAACAGGGGTGGAGGGCCGAAGATGGACATACCGACGATTTAGTAATGTGTTTGATACTTTTTTCTTGGCTATGCAGACAGCAATATTTTAAAGATATGACCTCGGTTGATATCAGAAAAGGTATGATGGAGGAAGAGGTCGAGGATATTGAAAATGAATTGACTCCCTTTGGCTTCATTTCCACCGAAGCCAACACAGAAACCGAAATTGTTGACGGAGAGGACCACTGGAAGGCGTTTCCTTATTGAATACCTGTAAACACTAAATAATTTCAGATGTAAATAAGGAGAGAAAATGGCGTTAATTACGACTATAGAATTATTGAATCAGACCTTTATTGCCTCAGAGTCTGAGGGGTTATCTGAGGACATAGGTGCCGTTTTTTCAAACAAAACCAACATTTCCGGTGCAACCGTAAGCCTTTTGACCGAATTTGGGGACTCTGCCGATGTCACCGCCGGTTATATGTTGATACAAACTGTTGCTGACTGGGTAAATAAATATACAGCAAAATATGCCGGAATTTGCGGTGCTGACTCGGTTAGCAGCCCAGATCCACTGAATTCCTCTGTAATGTGTACTGGTGCCAGTTCAGGAAATTGCTTTATAGGCGCAAACGGTCTTCTAGCAAAACAATGGTGGTCTGTCCATAACTTCCTTCAATACGGTGGAAGTTGCATTATAACGGGGGAAGCACCATCTTTTAACATATTAAATAATCCTATACTCGATAAAAGTAAATTCCCGGATATAGATGTCGTGTTTGCATTAGACGGTGGAGTAACTCAAGCAAATATAGTTTATAGTTTAGTTGCTGGAAGAGGAAATGATTGTTTTGGCGTTGTGGGTGCGTCTGGGTTCGTTTCTGGATATGGAGAACCCATAGGTGGGATTGGCGGTCAAACTGCAAACGGCATGCAACCTTTGGGTATCAGTTTAGGTCAATATGGAATGTGCGTTTTTGGAGAAAAAGAGCATTTTGGTCTTGAAGATGAAGATTTAACAATAATTAGCACACCACTAATTGCAGATGCCGCTGGATGTCTAATAAGAACAGATAGGGATTTTTATCCTTGGTACTCCCCTGCTGGTTATATCAGAGGAAGAATTCTTA